TTATTTTGTTTCACTAGAATCAATCTCCTTCCACAAGATATTAAAATAGTCTTTAAAATTTTCAGCACTTCTTGATATTATAGGAGTTCTAGTTTCTGATATTTTTAAATCTATAGTATAGATACTTTTTATAGATGCAGGACGTTTGGATAAAACTGCGACCTTATCTGACATAGAAATAGCTTCAGATAAATGTATTAAAGTTCCTATTTACCTGAAGCTATAGTATTACTTGAATTGATACCTATTAGATTTACCTTTATTGTATCTGTATCAGAGTCCCATGTCATGTAATCTACTACTGTAGATAGTAACAGTCTCTTCTTATTGATATCAGAGGTATCAATTTCTTTATTGAATTTATTTAAATTATCTATAAGCATATTTATATTAATATCAACTTGCTTATTTTCCATAGACATAGTATTTAAAGATTCTAATTGTGATTTTAAATTAGATAAGTCATGATTTAAAGATTCTAATTTATTGATTATAAAAGTAGATGCAGAGCTTTCGGTAACCTTGGCTAATTGCATAACTAAATTATCAATGTATGTTTCTTTTTCTTTAATTTGATTATTTATTGAGTTTATCTCAGTTTTTATATTTTTACTATTCTTAGAGTTTTCTAACTTGCTATCTTTATAACTTGACATTATAGATTTAATACTTTTATTTTTTAATTCATCTATAACTTTAGATTCAGCCTTATCAGATCTGATATTTCTACAATCACAAGCTGATACTCCTAAAGATTTCTTTGTTCCACATATGTAATAATAGATAGTGCAGCTTTTAGAGTTTTTATAAGTAATTCTCATATTAGAGCCACACTTAGAACATTTTAAAAGACCTGATAATAATGCCTTACTTCCAGTTCCAGCTCTAGGAGCTTTAGCTTTATTTGCATTAAGTAGCCTTTGTGCTTCAATCCATTTATCCGAATCTATGACACCTTTATGTTTAGCAACAGCAGCTATAGGACTATCTGTATTTTTAGCATAAGTTAGGATACCATGCATATTGTCTATATCTCCCATAACATCTATATTAGACTTTCTTAGGTAATCAACTACACTTTTATCAGCTTTAACATATGCTGGATTTTTTAGGATTAAAGATAAGGCACTAGGATCAAGGTTACCTCCACGAGTTCCTTTAATTCCATTTTCATACATATATTTATAAAGCTTTGAAAGTGATCTAAGCTCTAAATATTTATCAAATATCAATTTAACAATTTCTATTGTATCCTCATCAACTTTAAGTTTATACATTTTTCTTTGGTTCATATTTTCATCATAGTAGTTAATTTGAGTACTAATAAAACCATATGGAGGCATACCTCCTAGCCATCTTCCAGTTCTAGCTAACTCATACATATTATCTCTAACACGCTCAGCTATAGTTTCTCGCTCTAACTGAGCAAATACAGATGATATATACATCATAGCACGTCCCATAGGAGTACTAGTATCAAATTGTTCTTTAATTGATACAAAAGATATATTAAGCTTATTTAGATCTTCTATAAGAGTAGAGAAGTCAGAAACATTACGGGATATTCTATCTAACCTATAACATATTAAATAATCAAATTTTTTATCTTTAGCATCTTTAAGCATTTCTTTAAACTTTGGTCTATCCATAGATTTACCAGAGAAACCTTCATCTTCATATACTAAAAATTCATTTATTCCTAGGGTTTTGGCATAGTCCATGCAAAGTTGTATTTGGTTTTCTATAGATTCACCTTTTCCAGTAAATTTTGACTTTCTTGAATAAATTGCTGCAATCATAAGATTCCCCCTTATTATATATAGTACAACAATATAGTAAACATATGGTAGGTTATTAATTAAAATTTAAGTGGGTAAACTTATAAGAAATAAATTCCTTAGGAACACCGAAGTATCTACTTAGTTCATCAATTGTAATTAGATTATTTACCTCCATAATATCGATAAGCATATTATCATCTATCAATAACTCTGCTGTGAATTTATTTGCTTCATTTTCATATCTATCTGTAACTGAAAATGTATAATGTTTTAAAAAGCAAACATTAAGATCTTTATGTAAAATTGCATGACCAAGCTCATGAGAAATAACACACTTAATCTCATGTTCATCTAAATTAGAATTTAAATGAATTATAGGAGTATTAAGTGTATTTTGAAAGAAGCCTTTAATATTGCCTAAAGGCTCATGAAGAATAGGGATGTTTAAGTAGTCACATAATTCAAATGGATTTCTTGTTTTAAACTTAGTTACTAAATTATTTACTGTATTTTTAATACTACTCAAATTTAACACCCCTTATTTCTTAGACTTTTGCATAGTTTTAGCTAATTCAATTCCATTTCTAATTGCATTTCTTAAAAGAACAAGATCATTATCATCAACTATTTGTCCATTAAGCATAAGACCTTTTTGATCCAATATTTGAGACATAGTTTCTTCTAATAATTCCTCTACATCCTTTTCATTTTCATCTATTTTTAACGAATCTATATTAGTGTTATTTTTACTATTTGTTCTTCCAAGCAAATAGTCTACAGATACTTCAAAAAAATCTGCTATTTTTGTTAAAGTATCTTTATCAGGGAAACGATCATTGGATTCATAGTAGCCTACTACCCTTCCAGATACATTTAATTTTTCTCCAAGTTCTTTTTGTGTAAGATTTAGTGATTTTCGTAATGATTTTAATCTTTCTCCGAACATATTATTCTACCTCCATAAAAAACAAACAAATTGTTCTATTTAATAAATTAAATATAGCATATTGTTACAAATATAAAAACAAAAGGAACAAAAAATTCTAAAACACTTGACTAAGAACAAAAAGTTCTATATTATATAAAATATAAAGAGAACAAAAAGTTCTTAAAAGAGGTGAGACATGTATAAAAGTAATTTAAAGATTTATAGAAAAGATAAAAATTTGACGCAATCAGAGCTCGCAGAACAGGTGGGAGTTACAAAAGATTATATATCTATGATAGAAAGAGGTAAAAAAAATCCAGGTATATTTTTAGCAAAAAGAATAGCTGTAGTATTGAATTCTACAATTGATGAAATTTTTTTTGAAAATTAAAAGAACAAAATGTTCTTAAGTTATAAAGGAGGATTGAAATGGATAGCTTCGAGATATTGGATAGTAGAAAAATTCTTGGAAAAGAAATAACGACATTTGGAACTTTAGAAAATCCATTATTTTTAGCAAAGGATGTAGCTGAATGGATAGAGCATAATCAAGTTGCAAGAATGATTGAATTAGTAGATGGAAATGAAAAGCTAAAGTGCTTAGTAAGCACCTCAGGACAAGCAAGAGAAATGTGGTTTTTAACAGAAGATGGACTTTATGAAGTTTTAATGCAAAGTAGAAAGCCTATAGCTAAGAAGCTAAAAAAGGAAATTAAGAAAATATTAAAACAGATACGACTTACTGGTGGATATATTCCAATATCCACCGAAGACGATGAAAAAGTAATCTTAGAAAAAGCAGTAAAGATATTAAATAAAACTCTAGAAAGCAAAGAGATCCTTTTAAAGCAAAAAGAAGAAGAATTAGAGGTTTTAAGATTGAGAAATTATATTAAAACAATTGTAATAGCAGAACAAAGAGAAGAACTTGAAAAATCAAAAGTTACTGTAAAGGTAGATTTGGAAGTTAGTAAATCAAGATAAGTTGCATAGGACAATTTTCAATAAACATAAAATTTAGTGGGGGTGGTTGCAATGGCACCAAGAAAAAGCAGAGAAATAAAAGTTGAGGTAGTTTATCCAGAAGATCCATATTGGATTGAGGAAATAGAAAGAAGAAAAGCTAAATGGATACTTGATAGACAAAGAGAAAAATATGGGGATGAAGCATTGAGTATAGCTTACCCAATATGGATAAGAACAAAGGAGTTAGAAGAAACTGGTTTGAGTTATGAAGAAGCTAAAGAAATAGCGATTAAAGAATATAACGATAAACAAGGAGCTTAGGCTCTTTGGCAATAAAAATTTGTACAAGGAGTGAGTTAAATGAGTATAAAAATACTTCAAAGTTTTATGAAAAAGTATAGCTATTTAGGGCAAGAACTAGATGATAAATTTGATGAATTAAAAGCTTATAGTAAGCAAAAAGAGGACAAGCAACATTGTTAAACAGAGTATTTCAAAACATTAATTTAATGAAAATAAAAAAAAGAGTCCAGGAGGACCCAAATAAAAAATTCCAATTTAATTATATATGTAGATAAAGATAACTACAAGTAAAAACTTATAAATTAGTAGATTTAAATAAAGTGGGGGTGAGTTTCTTGGAGTATAGCATACATGGATTTAGCCAAGAAAAAGCAATAGAACTTGAATTAGATGATAGAGACCTATTGATATTAAAATGGTTTGTAAAATTTAAAGATAGTGAAAGAATGATATCAAAGATCATTTCAGATGATAAGTACTATTGGATTAAGTATGATGGTATAACAGAGGATATACCTATTACAAAGATGAAAAAAGATACAGTCTATAGAAGACTAAAGAAGATGTGCAAGATAGGAATATTAAAACATAAAACAGTAAAAATAGGAGGGACATATTCTTATTATGCTCTAGGTAGAAACTATAAATTATTAATAGATACTAACTATAGGACATCGGATTTAAATCCGAAGCTATCGGAAATGAATCCCGAGGGTATGGATATAAATCCTTACGGTACGGATTTATATCCCGAACAAAAGACCCTATTACCATATCCTAATACTATATCTATTGATAGAGTAACTAGTGTAAATTTATCCACAGATTTGAATAGTATAAAAGGTATGTATAAATTATCTGATAGTGAACTAAAAAGTATAGTTTTAGCAGTAGATATATCTGTTGAAGATGGAACAATTAAATCACCAAAAGGCAGCGAGGGATATTGGAAGTATATACATAAAATATGCAAAGACAAGTTAAGTTCAAAAAAAGGAAATTAGGAGTGATATAAACTATGGGAATAATAGAAGCAGCCAAGATTCTTAGAGACATAGCAAAGCAGATTGCCAAAGATAGAGGTATAACAGAACAAGAAGCATGGTTAGAAGCTTTAGAGGTATTCAAAAGAGAATATAGAGTTTGGTAAGTTTACATCTAAGATTAGGATAAAAAATGCCTAGTAGAGATAAGGTTGTAATTTATATAAGAAAAGCGAGAACTTATTGTTTCGCTTTTCCTATAATGTTTCTTAAAGTTGATGAAGAGTTATAACCTAAAGAAAAAGAAGCAATAGAATCTATTAATCTATCTGAATCATTCTTCTCTATATAAACTCTTATATTTATTATAGAAATTTTGTAATAGTTTAATATGGACTGCATAGCTAGAATAATATCATTATCTTCTTTAGAAAGCTTTGAAGTATGAATAGTTAAATTATTGATTAATGTTTCTATAAATCTAATGTCTTTATTGACTTTATCTGGATCAATGCTTTTTGTAGCAACAGATTTTACTAATAAATACATATAATTATCTATTATTTCTAACTCTTTAATATATTCGTTGCTAATGGGTGGAGGAGTTAGAGAATTAAATGCATAGGTTGTATTTATATTTATTGCAAATAGAATTAATACAATTGAAAATACAATACTTAATTTTTTTATAAACATATATTCACCTCCTTTATACAACTATTATGTGTAGAGGAAAAATTATAAATTCAGGATATGTAATAAAAATTTATCTAAAATAAAAAATGGATTACTAAGAATATGTCATATTTTAAATAATAAGAAAGAAATTAGATTATTATTTATAGGTTTAAATATAAAACAAAAAATTAAATAGGGGTGATTAGAGTGAAATATTCTAATTCTTGTGATTTTGATTTTACAGATAACTATCTTGCTTTATTAGCTTGCATATTAAATCCAAGTTTAAGTATAGGAAAAGCTATTAAACATATAGTACTTGATGATCCTAAAGATGATAAAGGAGGACATTATAGAAAGATTAAACCTAAACAGAATTATAATTATAAAGTTAAGGTAGTAGATGAAGTAGAAGAGAAAGAAATGGAGTTTGATGGATTAGATGATTGTTGTAAATTTCTAGATATGAGAAGGGCAGATATAACAACTTATATAAAGCACAATAGATTGTTTAGAAAGAGATTTAGGATACAAGCTTTAGAAACTATAAGAGAAGTTGAAAGAAAGCCGTTGATAGTTATAGATAAATTAAAAAATGAGACTATAGAGTTTGAGAGTGTTAATAAAGCATGTGACTATTTAAATGCTAGCAGAGGTAATTTAAATCAAGCAATAGAAGCTAAAAGGCTTTTTAGAAAGAGATATAAACTTGAGTATAAAATAAGGGGTGATAAGAATGAGTAAATCAACAGAGTTAAAGTATGTTGAAATAGAACTTAGTATACCCAGTGTAAAAGAAACATTCTTTAAAGCAAGTGACTATAAAACATATCCAAATTATATGGCACTGGCACAATGTATATGTGGTAAAGAGATTAATGGAAAATTAAGGTTTCCAGAAAGTGCAGATAAAATAATGAGTGCTTGGGGGATCAGAGGTGGAAATAAGGATGAATAAATTTATAGATTAAAAGAAAGATAAGTTATAGGTGGTGGAAAATATGAAAAATCGAGACAAACTGTTTATATTAATTGCTATAGTTATAGCTATTACAATTTTAATTTGTTTTAAGCTATTTGCTAGTATAGGTATAAGTTGAGAATATTTTTTATTTAGAGTTAAAAAGGACTAGCGTTAACTAGTCCTTTTGGGAATTGGATATTGAGAGTTAAAATTTGAAAATAGTCTAAATAAACTGCATTTAAATTGTTAAAGGGTAAAATCTATTGATATCTTCAAATGTCAATTTTATTATTTGTCTATTTATTAAAAAATATTCAAAAACTCAGTAAATTTAAATATAAAATTTAAATTTATTATGAAAGTTTATATAAATTTTATTTTAATTAAGTAAAAATTAAGAATAAGGGTATATAATAATTAATCATATAGATATACAAGGGTTACCTTAGATGATAAATATATTTATATAGGTAGTTTTATTGATATAAATTGTTAGAAATATGTTAGGAGTGATAGTATGAATGGCAAAAATAATAAAGGCATTGTAAGAAATATCGATTCACTAGGAAGAATCGTAATACCAAAGGAATTTAGAAAAATGTTAAATATAAATGAAAATGATCCGGTTGAAATATTATGTGAAAACGGAACTATTAAGCTTAAAAAACATAATAATTCGTGTATTTTATGTGGATCAAAAGAAAATTTAAAAAACATCAAAAATATTTTTATATGTGAAAAATGTCTAGAAGAAATGAAAGATATTATTGATTAAAAGAAAAACGGGAAGTGACTGCCTATGGAGAAAAAAGAATTATTTAAAAAAGTAGAATTAAGATTGCACAATTATAAGTTTCTAGAAGCTCAAATAAATAATATAGAATTAGATATAAAGAAAGAGAAAATGAGATATAGAGGTTGTGGAGCTATAAATTATGATGAAAGAACAAGTGAAACTTATAATATTTCTAGAATTGTTGAAAAAGAGGTTATAGATAAAGAGAAGAAAATAGATAAATTGATGCAAAGTAAACTAGAAAAAGAAATAGAGAAAGCGAAAATAGAAAACTCATTAAGTTGCTTAGATGTTAATGAAACTAATTTCTTTGAATTATTTTATAATAGCAAAAATAAAAATAATATGAAATATATAAGCCTTAAGCTACACATGGATCGCAGTCATTGCTACACAGTAAGAGAGCGATTAGTTTATAAAATTATGGGTATGTTGTATCCAAACTATGAAGAACTACCATTATTTAATGAAAATAATAGCAAAGCCAACACTTTGGCTACATTTTAGCGACAAAGTAAAGATTTTTTATACATTCAGAGGTGGTAATATAGTAGTATAGGAAATTTAAAATAACTCAATTGCTTATTTCCTAATAACCCCCATCTTTATATAATGGCTAGGGTATAAATTTACCCTAGCAACGTGAGGATATAGTTTAATGGCAAAATAGCTATTTATTTAGAAGATAAGAGGTTCGATTCCCTTTAACCCTCACCAATATAACTTTACGGCTCTTAAGAGCACTCTGTAGCGGTATGGAGTATAAACTAGTTACATTTATTAGATTTATTAGCAACAACTTATTACGTTCAAAAAAGCCAGGACTTTCTCACCTGGCTTTTTTATTTTTAATATAATTAAAATAAAAGATAATAAGAAGGAGGATATATGGATATAACAAAATTAAAATCAGAATATAAAGTAGATGGAGAAATTGGAAAAAAATTAGACAAACTATATCCCATAAAAACAGTTATTTATGCACCAATAGAGTATATAGAGGATACTGAAGAAGGATTGATTAACTATTCTTCAAATGAGGCAGTTAGTTTAACTATATCAGTTAAATATCCTAACTACCCAAAAGAAGATACAATAAATGCTATGAAGATAGCTTGTTTGAAATTCCTAGAAGAGTTCTGTTAATTTGATCAAGGCCATCCACTTCATTATAGGATTCTGGGACCTTAAATACTAATTTTTTAAGCATAGAGAACTTTATATCATAAGAATCTTCAAAAACTTTATTGCAAGTTTGATATTTAATATAAACAGTAAAAGTTTCATTAGTATAGTTTTTAAAGTCAAAGCTCGATACAATAGCTTGTCCAGGTGCAAGGAGTACATTTTTATAATCTAATAGAACTCCTTTTGCGACTAAATTATCCGGATATTGTATTTCGGGATCTATTTTTATATCTAATACTTTACCAGTAGACTTGCCAAAGTTTTTAATAACTAAAGAATAACCTAAAGTAGGATGATTCTTTTCTATGAAGAATACTATTTGAGCACGAACATCTTCTAGATTAGATTTTTTGAATTCTTTTAGATTTAAGTAAGTTAAAATAGCTACGCCAGAAGATACAACAAATGATAATGTAGATAATAAATCGGCAGAAAAATTAAATGATATAGACATAATAAAAATCCTTTCTATTATATTAATTTAAAATATTATATCAAATAAATTATATAGAAAGTACAAATAAATGGAATATATTATAAAAATATGAATAATAATACAAATTTTTAATGTACTTTTATTTTATGAAACTTTATAATAATCATAAAATTATTTAAAAAATATAGATAGGAGATTTTTTACAATGAAACAAATTTATGATAATATTCAAGATATATTAGAATATGAGGGAATAGTATTTGATTCAGATTTTGAAGGAGCATCAAGTGCATTATCTACAAAATCTGTGGCTTTTAAGACTGAAGATGAAATGATAAGAAGACTCGATAATTCAGTTAGTTTACTCTTTAAAAAAACTAAAGATATAGAAGGATATCATTATTACATTATTTATGGGAGTAGACTCAAAGAGTTATATGATGGTGACTATATTGCAATTGGTTCAACATTAGCTGATTATAAATACAGAAATTATATAGATAAATAATTTAATATATTATTATGATTTATAAAGAGATCTGTTTATAGATCTTTTTTATTTATATAAACTAAAATTATTAACAATAAAAAATATATAAGGAGGTACTACAAATAATTGAATTATGTAGAACCTATTAGAAATTTAGATACACTAGAAAATATGTGTTCATATTTAAAAAAGGCGAATGAAAGAGACTATATTCTGTTTATGATGGGTATATATACAGGTCTTAGAGTATCAGATATATTGAAGCTTAGGATATATGATGTAAAAGATAAAAGGCAAATAGTCTTAAGAGAAAAGAAAACAGGGAAACAAAAATTCATAGAGATAAACCCAATACTGAAAAGAGCAATTAAAGATTATGTAGAGGACAAGGATCCTGATGATTTTTTAATTAAATCACGTAAAAACTATAATAGACCTATATCTAGAGAAAGGGCATATGTGATTTTAAAAGAGTTGGGAGTATTATTTGATGTTCCTTGTTTAGGAACTCATAGTATGAGAAAAACATGGGGATATCATTACTATAAGCAAACCAAAGATATAGCATTACTTCAGAAAATATTTAATCATTCATCTCCAGCTGTAACCTTACATTATATAGGTATAGACCAAGACAGAATGAATAAAGCTTATACGAGCTTTAGATATTTTTAATTTAATTTTATCTAGAATATAACATAAAAAGAGAATGTTATATTGGTTTATTTTATTTAGAAAAAATAACGATTGAAATCATTTGAAATACTAAGTCTACAGTGGGTATATAAGTTGATAAAATGTATATAACACACTATTAGATATGTTATGTTCATAAGGTAGGGTTTATAAATAACTTGAAAGTATGATAAATTATAGAAAAATTTGTATATTACTAAAGCTTAAGGGAAATTATAATTACTAATTATAATTTTGGAGGTATAGCTGATGTTTAAACACGATAAAAAATTGTTTAGAGAAGTAAAAGTAGAAAGACCAAACCCTCAATATGCAGTTTTAATGCAAGAACAATTAGGAGGGGCAAATGGAGAGCTAAAAGCAGCAATGCAATATTTATCTCAAAGTTTTAGAATAAAAGATAAAGAGATAAAAGATTTATTTCTAGATATAGCAGCGGAAGAACTTAGCCATATGGAAATGGTTGCTCAAACAATAAATTTATTAAATGGACATGATGTTGACTACCAAGCAGTTGATTCTGGAGAAATAGAAACTCATGTACTAAGTGGATTATCACCATTTTTAATAAACTCTTCAGGAGCACCTTGGACTGCTGATTATGTTACTGTAACAGGAGACTTAGTTGCAGATCTATTATCAAATATAGCATCAGAGCAAAGAGCAAAAGTTGTATATGAATACTTATATAGACAAATTGAAGATAAATACGTAAGAGAAACAATAGACTTCTTACTTAACAGAGAAGAAGCTCATAATGCTTTATTTAGAGATGCATTAAATAAGATTAAAGATACAGGTTCAAATAGAGATTTTGGAGTTACTGAAGACTCTAAACTATACTTTGACTTATCTAGTCCGGGACCTAACAATCATAATACAAAGATGGATATTAACCCACCTTCTTTCAATGAACCAATAAAAAAATAGTAAATAAAAAAGAACTCTTTAAAAGGGTTCTTTTTTATTTTGTAGGAGTAAATGATTTAGATGATGATATGAAACAAAGTATTGTTTAAATTGAAAATTGATAAATGAGGAATTAGATATGCTAAAGAAGTTTTGTAGATGTGGGAAAATTATTCCCCAAGAAATTTCTATGTGCTCTGAATGTGAAGCTAAATTTAATAATAGACAACAGAAAGTATATAAGGATTATAGAAAGAGAAGAGTAGACTTTAAAGAACAGAAATTTTATTGTAGTAAAGAATGGAAGTTTACTAGAGATTCTGTAAGGCAAAGAGATGATGGTATATGTAAACTATGTGATGATAACTTAAGTGATGTAGTACATCATATAGAGACTTTAAAAGATTGCTGGAGCAAGAGATTAAATATGAATAACCTTATATGTCTATGAGATAGGTGTCATAAGAAGGTACATAGAATGTACGATAAAGGAGAAGCATCTAAAATTAAGATGCAAAATGAACTAAAAGAATTGATAAAAGAAAATTATTAAAGGGTAGGGGGGTAGTCAAAAAGTTTTTAGCTTTTGACGTAAGTCCACGGTTGCAGTTTTTTTCCGCGGAAACTCCCCACTGAAAAATTTGAACAGGGATAGGAGGGAAAATAAGGTGGCAGGCAAAAAACAACCAATTGAATTAGTAGTGGCAAATGGTAAGAAACACCTTACAAAAGCTGAGATTGAACAAAGAAAAAGTACAGAAGTAAAAGCAAATTCAGATAAAATAAAACCTCCTAGTCACTTAACAAAAGAAGAGAAAAAACAGTTTAAAAAGATATCAAAAGAGCTAATAGATATAGGTATAATGGGCAATCCAGATTGCAACTCATTAGCTACATATATAAAAGCTTATAGTAGATATGTAAAGGTAGCTCTTAAATTAGACTCATTAGATCCACAGGAAGATTTTGAAGAATATAATAAACTATCAATAATTGAAGATAGACATATTAAACAATGCAGAAGCTTTGCTTCAGATATGGGGTTAACTATATCTAGCAGATGTAGATTGGTTATACCTAAACCAAGTACAGATGAAAAGAAAAACAAGTTTTCTAAGTTTGCAAAATAGGGGGTGATTTTATGTGAATTTAGATAGGGTTACTCAATATGCGGTAGATGTAGTAGAAGGAAAAATTATAGCTGGAAGACCTGCAATATTAGCATGTAAAAGACATTTAGATGACTTGGAGAAGTCTAAATTAAATGCATATAAGTATGAGTTTGATATAGAAAAGGCAAATGATATTTTAGATTTTGCAGAAACACTTACAATAGCAGAGGGTGAGGAAGAAATCCCTGTAAATTTAGAAGGATTTCAAGTATTCATATTAGGATGCCTAAATGGATGGGTTACAAAAGGTACTGGATATAGGAGATTTAGAACATCGTATGTTCAGCTAGGTAGACAAAATGGTAAATCATTTTTAAATGGTATTTTAGGTACATATTATGGAGCTTTTAGTGGATATAAATATGGACAACTATATTGTACGGCTACTAAGTCAGATCAAGCTAAAATAGTATTAAATGAAATGATTAAGTTTATTAACTCTGATGAAGATTTATCAGAGTTTTTTAAGGTTAGGGAACATGATAATACAATAATAGCTTTAAATACTAATTCTATAATAAGAGCATTAGGAAGAGATACAAAATCAATAGATGGTTTTAGACCGTTGCTTGGTATAGTCGATGAATATCACGCCCATAAGAACAATCAAATGTATAAGTTGCTTGAGGGTGGTACAAGAAAAATGAAACAGTGTTTAATTTCAGTAATAACTACTGCTGGATTTGAATTAAACTGTCCTTGTTTTAAGCTGTATGAATACTGTAAAAACATTTTAGAAAATGTATTTACTAATGATGCTCAATTTGTGTATATAGCTGAAATGGATGAAGAAGATGATATTTGGAACTCTAAAAATTGGATAAAAGCTAATCCACTAGTATGTAAAGATGCAGAAGATCTTGAAAATTTAAAAAGAGTAGGAGATTCTGCAAGAGATATGGGTGGAGATGATTTAAGAGATTTTCTAACAAAGGCGTTAAATATATGGATTCAATTTACAGATGATCAATATATAAAGCCTAAGTTTTGGAAGGAATGTGAAAGTGAAAGAACTCTAGAAGATTTTAGGGGGCAAAAATGTTATGCAGGATTAGACTTAAGTTCCGGAGGAGACTTAACTTCAATAGCATTGGTGTTTGTATATTATGTTGATGGGGTTAAGAAGTATTATATTCATTCTCATAGTTTTATACCAAAAATGAAAGTAGAGGAACATATCAAAAGTGACGATGCACCATATAATTTATGGATTAAAGATGAATTATTGACAGTTACAGAAACTTTAGGAGGTATTAAAACTGACTATAAATATATAATTAAATATTTAAATGATCTTATTGAAAAATACGACCTTAAAATTGAACAGTTAGGCTATGATCCCCACAATGCAGATGCTTTTTTAAGTGATTTATCAGAGTTAGGATTCGATTGTATAGAAATTTATCAAACTCACAAATGGCTTAATGATCCTACTGAGGACTTTGAACTTGAGGTTAGAGCGAAAAATATTGAGTATAACAAAGAAAATGAGTTACTTTCATGGTCAGCCTTAAATGCAAAAACTGTATCTAATCCAAATGGAGAAATTAAGATAGATAAAGATAGAAGAAATAAAAGAATAGACCCAATAGATGCTATTATAGATGCATATAAGTTAGCATTTAAAGAAGAAAGATTAGTAAATGTAAATGAATCAGTTGATAAGTATCTAGATATGATGGGATGGAATTAGAAGGGAGGTGCAAAAATGAACCTTATAAAAAATTTAAAGAATTTTATATTACCTAAACCACAAACTGTTGATATGAGAAGTGAAAAGTTATTAGAGTGGCTAGGTATAACAACTAGAAATAAAAATATCTTAAGTGAAGTTACTTATTTTACTTGCTTAAAAATGTTATCTGAGACATTAGGTAAAATGCCTATTAAAATGTATCAAGAAACGGAAAAAGGTGTAATAAGAGCAGCACCAAATAAAGCATATAATTTATTAAAGGTTAGACCTAACCCTTATATGACACCCTCCATATTTTGGGCAACTGTAGAGAATAATAGAAATCACTTTGGAAATGCTTATATTTATATACGAAAAGAATTTAAGCGTGAAAAATATGGAGCTACATATGAAATAAAAGATTTATGGATTATGCCAAGTAATGATGTACAAGTTATTATGGACAATAAAGGAATCTTTGGAATTAAGGATGCACTTTGGTATATCTATACTGATAGATACACAGGCGAACAATTTGTATTTAAAAATGAAGAAGTACTACACTTTAAAACCTCATTTACATTTGATGGTATATTAGGTGAGCCAGTTAGCAAAATTTTAAAATATACCCTTGAGGGTGGAGTTGAAAGTCAAAATTTCATTAATAACCTTTATAAAACAGGACTTACTGCAAAAGCTACATTGGAATATACAGGAGATTTAGATAAGTCAAAAGAAGATAAATTAATAGAAGGTATTTCAAGGTTTGCTAATGGATCTCAAAATGCAGGTAAAATAATTCCTATTCCTCTTGGGATGAAAATAACACCTTTAAATATAAAGCTAACAGATAGCCAATTTTACGAATTAAAGAAATTTTCATCACTTCAAATAGCTGGAGCTTTTGGAATAAAACCAAATCAAATAAATAACTATGAAAAATCAAGTTATTCAAGTGGAGAAATGCAACAACTTAGCTTTTATGTAGATACAGAGCAATTTATATTAAAACAATATGAAGAGGAAATTTGCTACAAATTATTAAGTGATGAAGAGAAAAATGAAAATAAATATTATAAATTCAATGAAAAAGCCATTTTACGAACAGATGCAAAGACACAGGCAGAGTGCTTAACATCCTTTGTAAATAATGCTATATATACTCCAAATGATGCTAGAGCAATTTTAGATATGCCAGCAAAAGAAGGTGGAGATATATTAGTTTGTAATGGTAACTATATACCTATAACAAAAGTAGGAAAGCAATATGGGGAAGGAGGCGAAAACAGTGAGTAAAATATTAAATTTACAAAATAAAGATACCAAAACTGGAGAATTAAAAAATGTTGGTAAGATAGAAATAAAAAATCAAACAGAAGAAAAAGCAGAACTTTATTTCTATGGTGATATAGTTTCAGATAGTTGGAGTAGTTGGTGGGCAGATGAAGATAAATGCCCTCAAGATGTAAGTGACTTCCTGAAGGAACTAGAGAATTCACAAAATGTAGATATATATATCAACTCTGGCGGTGGATCTGTATTTGGTGGAATAGCAATTTATAGTATGTTAAAAAGACATAAAGGTAAAAAGACTGTTCATGTTGATGGATTAGCAGCAAGTATAGCTAGTGTAATAGCACTTGCAGGAGATAAAGTTATAATACCTAAGTATGCTAACTTTATGATTCATAACCCTTTAACATTTTTATTTGGAGGATATAACGCTAAAGATTTAAATGAGATTGTGGGAGCTTTAGAAAGTTGTAAGGAAAGTATATTAAATATATATATGGACCATGCAAAAGAAGGAGTAACAAGAGAAGAAATTTCAGAACTCATGAATCAAGAAACATGGTTTACTGGTGAAAAAGCTGCAGAATACTTTAATATTGATGTAGAAGAAGAATTCGAAGCAGTTGCATGTTCATCTAACTTTTTTGATAAATATAAAAATACTCCTAAAAACCTATTTGAAGAAAATAAAAAAAGTGATGAAAATCAAAAATTGGATATAGAAGAAATTGCAAATAAAGTACTTTTACATCTACAAAATCAAAAAGAAGATGATAAAAAAGTAGAAAATACAATTGAAAAAGAAAAAGAAGATATATTGAAGGATTTAGATTTATACTAAGTCTTTTTTTATTGCCAAAATCCAAAAATACATAGAAAAGTGAGGAATAAAAATGTCAAAAGAATTATTAGAATTAATGAATAAGATAAAAGCTCAAAAAGAATTAGTAAAGAATTTAGTTAATGAAAATAAAATAGATGAAGCAAAAGTAGCTAAAGAGGAATTAAAAAATTTAAGTGATAAATTTGACCTTCTTTATGATTTAGAAGCTGAAGCAGATGAAGCTGCTAAAGAAAATATAAAAAATAAAGCTAAAAAAACAGAAATATCAAATTCTAAAAAAGAATCAAATGCTTTTGTAAATGCAATAAAAGCCAGATTAACAGAAAGTAATATAAGTGATGAAGATAAAACTATATTAAATCAAATGAGCGAAGGAAGTCCTGCTGATGGAGGATTAACTGTTCCTAAAGATATGAGAACAGAAATAAAAGAACTTAGAAGAGGTGAAGATTCATTAGAAGAATTAGTAAATGTTGAGCCAGTAACAACTTTAAGTGGATCTAGAGTTATAGAAGTAAGTGCAGAAGAAACTCCATTTGACAATATAGATGAAGCAGCAGATTTTCCGGATGTAGAAACACCTAAATTTAAAAATATAGAATATAAAGTTAAGAAAAAAGGTGGAACGTTAAAAGTAACTAGGGAGTTAATTCAAGACTCATCAGAAAATATAAAAGCATATTTAAAAAGATGGATTGCTAAAAAATCTAAAGTTACAAGAAACTTTTTAATATTAAAGAAAGCTGATGAAATGACAAAGGGAAAAGAAAAAGATGTTGCTACTTTAGATGATTTAAAAGATATATTTAATGTATCTCTTGACCCAGCTATAGCTTTAACTTCCAAAGTTATAACTAATCAAGATGGATATAATTTTCTTGATAAATTAAAAGATTCAGATGGAAAGTATATACTTCAACCAGACCCAACACAACCAACAAGAAAACTATTATTTGGGACTTACCCAATTAGAAAACTTTCTAATAAAACATTAAAAACAACTGAAAATAAAGCTCCTATATATTGTGGAGATTTTAAAGAAGCTATAACTTTATTTGATAGAGAAACTCTTTCTGTAGAAATGAATACTCAAGGAGATTCTTATTGGAATAAAGATTTAGCAGGAATAAAAGTAAGAGAAAGATTAGATATAAATGATGTAGATTCAGAAGCTATAGTAAAAGGAGTTATAACTATAACATCAGGAAAAGCTAAATAAGTAAAAAATATATTTTAGACTAATAATACGTTGAAATTACAAGGTATTATTAGTCTATTAAAGTTTTTGAAACACCTTAGAATCGATTTAAATAGGTCGTTTTTTTAGCTATTTTTTAAGAAATGAGGGATTAAATGATTCTAACTTTAGAAGAAGCTAAAAAGTTCTTAAAAGTAGATTTTGATGATGATGATGATGAAATTCAAGACTGTATAGAAGCAGCTGAGGAATATCTTAAAGATGCTACTGGAAAAGAATTTACTAGTGAAAATAAAAGAGCTAAAAGATATTGTAAAATATTAGTCAATGAATGGTACAAAGATAAAGGATTAATGGAAGAAGAAAAAAGGCAAAAAAGAGTGAGATTTTCACTACAAACTATCATGACTCAGTTAAAGTATGGTGATTAAATGGCTGAATGTAGATTAACAGAAAGAATAAAAATAGAAAAATTATCAGATTCAAATGAAACTAATGAAAATGGATTTGATGAAGAGGTTTGGAAGGAACACTATAAATGTTGGAGTGGCTATAAAAGAGTATCTGGAAAAGAATATATAGCTGCTAAAGCAAATAATAGTGAAAATATAGTTACATTTACAGTTAGATACTGTAAAAAAGTAAAAGAGTTACTAGATCCAGGAGCAAGTAAAATATTTAGAATAGAATATAAAGGTTTTTATTATGATATTTTAGATGTTTTAGACTTTGAAAATAGACATGAATTTGTAGATATTAAAGCTAAAATAAATTGTTAGATTTCCCAAATAATTCCTTTTAAGTTATAATGTAGCTTGGAGGTGTTATGACATGAAAAAAACATTAATTTTAATGTTATCATTAATTTCAATATTTATTTTAGTTGGTTGTAATAAAAAAATAACTACAGATGGTGAAAAAGTTACATCAGAAGATTTAGTAAAAGCTATTAAAGATGTACATAAAGAATCTAATATTTCCTATTTAAAAGACGATGAAAGATTATCTATTGAACTTACATATAAAAATACTAATGCTGAGAAAATATATAATCAATTTAAAGATGATACTAAAAAAATAATAAATGACAAATTATTATTAGAGTATAAAGAAATTAAAGAAGTATCATTTATGCCTTTACTAGATGAGAAGGCTTTAGGTGGAAGAGATTTATATAAATTAGAAGATAATAAGTTTATCAAAGATGAAGACCGCATTAGCGAAAATAGTATTAAAACTGGACTGGATATTTTAAATGGCAAGGATGATATAAATATTGATATTCCAGAAGATACAACAAATACTAAAGATATTACTAATGCCAATGATGGTTCTGTTTCTGTTCCTGAAAGTGGAGAATTTAAGCCAGAGACATTAATAAATGACCTTAATATAGGAAATACAGGGTTAGAAAATTCTATTTTTGAAGTTAAAGATAATGGAGATAAAAAGGTAATATCAGTTGATTTACTTTATAAAAAAGATGCTTTAGTTAAAGGAATTGTTACAAAGATACAATTTTTACTTGAAAGAGCATTTAAAGATAGTGGATATGATATAGATTTATGTATATCTCAAAAACATCCGATGGATTTATATAGATGTAAATATGTAGATGGTTCTTGGAGTGAATAAAATAAAAGGTATAGGCTTAAAGCTTATGCCTTTTTTATTTGGAGGTGTATATGTCAAGCACTATAGAACTTGAGGGATATGAAGAGTTTGAAGAATATGTAAAAAATATGGCTTTAGATACAGTTATAAAAAGGCAAGCTGTAAGATCAGGTATAAAAGTAATCGGAGAAGGGTTAGAAAATGATACTCCAGTAGGACCAACAGGAGAACTTGCTGAAATTAAAATATCTGTTAAAGAAAATGCCCTAGCGACAGAAGGAACTGCAAAAAGTAAAGCCTTCTATGATATATTTCAAGAGTATGGTACAAGTGAACAAAAGGCTAATGTAGGATACTTTGAAAGAAGTGTTGAAGAAAACACAGAGGAAGCTATTTCAAAGGTAGCTCAAACGATATTTAGAAAAATGGGGTGATATTTTGGAAAGTAATATAAAAATAGATGCCTCGATTATAAAAAAGAAATTAAAAGAAGTTTTAAGTGATAAAGATATACTAGATTTAACAAGTGATAAAAAAGTATATTTTATTCATGCTAATAGTCCTAAACCTCCATATATAGAGTATCAAGTTATTAGATCTAGAGGAAGTGAATATAGTGAAGGTAAAATAGACTATTTAAATCACTTAGTCCAAATTGATATTTTTAGTTTAGGAGACTATACAAACTTAGAAACAATTATAGTTAATAAATTTATTAAAGCTGGATTTGAATACAATCCAGGAAGTCCAGATTTATATGAAGAAAAAACAGGACTATATCATAAGCCTTTAAGGTTTAATATTGATTTACCAACTAGCTAATCTAAGCTAGTTTTTTTATTTATAAAAGAAAGGAATGATGAAGAATGTCAGCACCACAAAAAATATTACCAGTTGTAAACGTAAGTAAGTTATATGTAGCTCACTTAAAAACTGAAACTGATGAGGGTATAACTTTTGATACTCCTAGGTACTTAGAAGGTATTAAGCAAATAGGAATAAAACCAAAACAAAATAGTGATCCATATTATCATGAAGGAAGAAAAGTTTTAGAGGAACAAACTTTACAAGATGTAAAAGTAACTTTAAATATAACAGATTTATCAGATGCAGATGAATGTTATGTTATGGGGCATAAGTTAGCTAAAACAGGTGGAGTAATAAAAAATGATAATGACATAGCTCCAACACTTGCTATTTTATATAAAGCAGAGAAAGCTCAAGGAATAGATAAGTATGGAATACTATTCGCTGGAACATTTGGGTTATCAGATGAAGATTTAAAAGATAAGGAAGGTAAAGCAAACTTCCAAGCTAAGAAAATAGAGGCTAGTTTTAGACCTTTAATAAATGGATTATGGCAATACAATGTATGCAGTGACTCTCCTAATGTAACACCAGAGTTCTTAAAGAATTTCTTTAAACAAGTTACTGTACCTGAAGAAAAAACAGATGTAGTTAGTTCTGAACATTAATATAAATAATAGGGAGTGAATTTAAATGAAAAGAAAATTTAAAATAGGAAATGAAAACTTAGATTTTGAAATGACAAATAAGACTATATTTGATATAGATGAAAGATTTGATAACTTTGGAGATGTAATAAATGGGGTTATGTACGGTAAAAACTTATATAATAATGCTTTAAAAGTTATGATATGTTCTTGTACATCAAAAAGAGTTGATAAGGATGGGAATGAAAACCCATTAACTATAGATGAATTAAAAGAAAAATTAACTCCAAATCAAGTTATAGATGAAATAATACCCTTTGCAACAGATTTATATTTTGATTACAGAGGGGTTAAAACATCTGATACTACTACTGATGAAGATAAATCAGAAGATGAAAGTAAAAAAAAATAGATTTTAGTGAAAAGCCATTTGATATAAATAGGCTTTTTTTTATTGCAAAAACAAAACTAAATTTCACAAGACAAGAGTTCTTCGATAGTACATTCAAAGAAATTGTTATGTTAATCGGAGAACTCAATAAAGAACATGAAGAGCAAACTCAATCAGTTTCAGATGATGGATATGTTGAAAAAGTTGTAAGTATAGATGAAGTACCTTTCCTATAGAAAAAGAAAGGAGTGTAAATGAGTGATACAGAAAAACGAATAACCGCAAAGATGATACTTGATGATTCTGGATATTCCAGTACATTAAAAGGTATAAATTCAGAAATTAAAAATAATAAGAGCGAATTAAAAGCAGCTCAAAGTGGTTTAGAGGCATTTGGTAAATCTACAGAAGGTGTAAATAGAGTCCAAAGCTCATTACAAAAACAATTAGATTTACAAAATAAGAAGTTAGAAACTTATAAAAAGAGTATTAAAGATGCTACTGAAACATTACAAGGTAATATACATAAAAGAGATGAATTAGCAAAGTCTCTTTCTAAGGCTGAAAAAGCTCATGAAATGGCTATAAAAAACTATGGTAAAGAAAGTAAAGAGGCTAAAGAAACTGAAAAAGCTTTAGAAGAATTACAAAAAGAACATGATAAGCTAGATAGAGCTGTAGAAAATAATGCTAAGACATTACAAAACTATGAAACTCAAATGAATAAAGCAGAAGAAGAAGTAAATAAAGCTCAATCTGCTATAAATAAATTCAATAGAGAAGTAGAAAATACTCATAGTGTAAGTAATGCATCTAAAAGGCTTGAGGACTTAGGAAATAACTTTAAAAAAGTAGGGAGTAAAGCTCAAGAGATAGGTGGAAAACTTACTACTCATGTTAGTTTACCTTTGACAGGAATAGGAGTAGCTGCCGCTCATGTAGGTATGGAATATGAGGCTCAAATGGATAAGGTAGCAGCTATTTCTGGAGCTACTGGTGATGATCTTAAAAAGTTAGAAAATAAGGCTCAAGAAATGGGAGCTAAAACTAAATTTAGTGCTGCACAAGCAGGAGAAGGTATGGAGTATATGGCAAAATTATTGCCGTCTTAAGTTAAATCCATTGAAAACTTAAGATTATTAGAGTGGAATTAAGCGGGGAGGGTGTAAAATCCTAATCCGAACCGAAGGCATGATATAAATTCATTAAGCTATAGTGATATAGTGACAATTAGTATGCTAATTGGTCAGGGGCAACGCATAGTGTTGAAATAATACACCAAGAGGCCGCTCTACGTTATGGATGAAATAATTACGTAAAAAGGTATGCTATGCTGGGTTTGAAGTAACAAACCGATGAAAATGAGGGAAACCTCCAGAGCCTAAGATAAAAAGCTTAGGGTTAATAACATAGAATGGCCGGTTGGAAAACTGGTGATATGCTCGAAGGTATAGAACCTATACTAAATTTAGCAATTGCATCTAATGAAGACCTCGGAACTACTTCCGATATTGTTACAGATGCATTAACAGGATTTGGATTAAAAGCTAAAGATGCTGGTATGTTTAGTGATGTATTAGCAGCTGCAAGTAGTAATGCCAATACTAACGTTGGTATGATGGGAGAAACTTTTAAATATGCAGCTCCCGTAGCTGGAGCTTTAGGATATAGTGTTCAAGATACTTCTTTAGCTATAGGATTAATGGCCAATAGTGGGATTAAAGCAAGTCAAGCTGGTACTGCACTTAGAGCAGGATTAACTAACTTAGTAAAGCCTACGGATAGTATGGCCGCTATGATGGAGAAGTATGGAATATCTATAGAAAATAGCGATGGTAAGATGAAAAGCTTTAGAGAAGTATTAGTTGAACTTAGAGAAAAACTAGGTGGTTTAGATGAAGCTACCCAAGCTAGTGCCGCTGCTACTATATTTGGTAAAGAAGCAATGTCTGGTTGGCTTGCAATGGTAAACGCTAGTGAAGGTGATTTTAATAAATTAGCAAATGCTATAGATAATAGTGAAGGTGCTACTGCTAAAATGGCTAAAACTATGAGTGAAAATGCAAAGGGTAGTTTAGCCGAAATGAGAAGTGCTCTAGAAGGTGCAGCAATAAAAACTTTCCAAGCATTAGCTCCAGCTATAACAAGTGTTGCTAAAGATATTACTAAATTAGCAAATAGCTTTAGTAATTTAAGTCCTCATACTCAAGAATTTATAGTTAAGGCAGGAATGGCTGCAATTGCAATGGGTCCTATAACAAGCGGTTTAGGTCATGTAACTAGTGGAATAGGTGGATTAATTGGAACTGTTGGAAAGTTTAAAGCATTAAAAGCAGCGGCTACATTTGGTGATTTTTCAAAAATATTATTAGGACTTGCTCCAGCAGCAGAAACTGCAGGAGTTGGATTAGCAGGAGCAGAGGTTGCGGCTGGAGGATTTGGTGCTGCCGTTATAGGTTCTTTGGGACCAATTGCATTAGGTGTAGCTGCAGTAGCTGCCGTTGGATATGCAGGATATAAAGTTGCTGAACACTTAAATAAAAGTGCAACACCTGCAGTAGATTTATTTGCAGATAAAGTTGAATATAGCAGAGATAAATTTGGCAACTATGCAGAAGCTACTGAAAAGAATGTAATTAAAATATCTAAAGCAACAAAAGATAATGTTCAGTCATACTTAGATTTAGATAAAAAAGCTAGTGAGTCTATGATGAACTTAAAAATGAACTCAGATAAATTCTCAAAAGAAGCAAAAGACACTGTAGTTAAAAACTTTACAGAAATGAGTAAAAAATCTAGTAGTCTATCGAAAGATCAAAGAGAAAAAATGACTGTAGATTTTAAGAAATTAGTTTCTGATACAGGAGTTTTAACTAGCAAGAATAAAGATGAAATAATAAAACAATATACTGCAATGGTTAATGGTACTAAAGGTTTAACTCAAAAACAAAAGGACCAAACTATAAAAGACTTTAAAGATACATTAGACAAAAGTGTAGGATTATCAAAAAAACAATCTCAAGAAATGCAAAAAATTTATACAGACATGGCTAATAAAATTAAAGAAAGTATCGATAAAAAAAGGGATGCAGATCTAAAAAGCCAAAAAGATTTCTTTGCTAAAACTAATGCCCTTACAGATCAAGAAAAAAAGGATGCACTAGATAAAACAAAAAGTTATTGGACTAAGGAAAAGCAACAAGTTGATAAAGCTCAAAATGAAATTAATGCTATCTACGCTAAGGCAGCTGAAGAACACAGACAAATTAGTGATAAAGAGTTACAAGATATTAATAAAATTAAACAAGATATGAAAACTACCGCTATAAAAACTTTATCTGATAATGAAGTTGAAGCTAAAGTAATTCTTGAACGAATGAAGGATAATGATGAACATATAACTGCTAGTATGGCTTCTAAACATATAAAAGAATTAAATACCTCTAGGGATAAAGCTATTGAAGCAGCTAATAAAGAATGTGATGAAAGAATAGCTGAAGCATATAGAATGGAAAAAGAAACTGGTTCAATAAGTGCAAAACAAAGAGATAAACTTATTGAAGATGCAAAGAAACAAAGAGATGATACTGTAAGTGCAGCTAAAGAAACAAGGGATAAAGCAGTTAAGGAAATAACTTCTATGAACTCAGATATTACAAAAGATGTAGATACTACAACTGGTAAAGTTAAAAGTAATTGGGATAAGTTAAAAGATGCTTGGAATAGTGGATGGGGAAGTCTAGTTAAAAACTTCTTTGTAAATACATTCTTCCAAAGTCATGGTAAAAAGCCTGATGGAAACTGGACAGGGAACTCACACTTTAAAGGTGGTTTAACATATCTTCATGAAAGAGGATATGAGCTATATGACTTACCAAGTGGAACTAAGGTATATAATCATGAATCAAGTGAGCAAATGGTTTTAGAGACTGCAAGACAAACTGCTCAAGGCGTTATAAATTCTATGATGAAAAATAAAGGTGATTCTGATGGAAATATTATAATACCTATTAGTATTGCAGGGGAAGAAATAGATAGAGTTGTAGTTCCAAGAGTTTCAAATAGACTTGCTTTAAATACAATGAGAAGAAGGAGGTAACAAATGCTTATAAACAATATAAATATAGAAAAGTTTAATGCTAGAGTTTTAGAAGTTAATATTCAAAACTCTAGCATTAATAATTTAAAAGACTTTGAAAATGCAAATACATTATTACCTCTTTTCTTTGATTCAAAAGTATCTTTGAATGTAATTACAGTTACTCTTTTAGTAAATTCTTTAACTAAAAAAAGATATTATTTAGATAAAAGTGATTTGTTAAGTAATATGGTAAAGCCATTTGAAGTTTATTTTAAAGATAGAAACTTAAGATTTAAATGTATTTTAAATGGAAATTCAGATCAACCTAGTTTAAGGCAAATAAGAGGAAGATTACAATTAAGTTTTATAGGTTACAACATTGAAAATGAAGTCATAGAAACTATTACAAATGGAGTTTCAAGTAAAACTATAAACGGTCAAGGTAATACAAAAGTGCCTGTAGTTTTAGAAATAACTCCTACTATAGATATGATTGATTTAAAAATAACTGGATTAGGCGAAGATCCTATTGTTGTAAAAAACTTAAAGAGCAATAAAACTATAGTTATAAATGGAATTGAGGGAATGGTTACACAAGATGGTATCAATAAATTTGATGATACTGATATGTGGGAGTTCCCTTTTTTAGTTCCAGGAGACAATTTAATCACATTAAGTAAGAACACTTGCAATATAAAAATTAAATACAATCCAAGATTCATATAGAAAGGATGATACAAATGTTAAATACAAATAAAACAATAACTATATCTGGAACATCAACAATTGATGGACAAATAGTAGTATACATGAGTGCTAGTTTAAGTACCGATGGAACTACTCAAGAAAACTTAAGTAAAACTGTACAAAATCAAGAAGTCTACAATAAAAATAAAGAAGCTATAAGAAAAGATATGAGAGATTTTGAAGATTTAGTATATGCAGAGCAGGACAAGTTAGCAGCTAAATAATAAATATATTTTAAAAGGGAGAGAAGTATTATGAAATTATCATTAAGAAAATTAGTAAATGGATCACAACAATTAAGTAATATAGCGTATAAACAAGGTTTACATTGTAAATTATCTTATGCTCTAGCTAAAAATATAAAAAAAATAGAAAGTGAGTTACAAATATATAACTCTGAAAGACAAAAAATAATAGAAAAATATTGTGTTAAAGATGAAGACAGAAAATTAAAATTAAATAAAGATAATACATATGACATTAAAGAAGAATTTATAGATATATGCAATAAAGAAATAAATTCACTTTTAGATATAGAAGTTGATATAGATATTCATAAAATTAAGATAAATGATTTATATAACAGTAATTGCGATATGTCTCCAGCTGAATTAATGGTTATAGACTATATGATAGATGAAGAAGAGTAATTGATTAGTTGAATTTAGCAAGAAAGGAGGGAAGCCTCTTTTGATACATTTATATGATAAAAATAAGAAAAAAATAGCTGGTTTAATAGATTATAAAGATTTATTTATAGAAAGTGAGTTGCAGAGTGGAGAAAAGACACTCTGTTTTTATTATCCTAAAAAGGCAAATTACTATTTTGATATAGTAGAAGAGTGCTATATAAGGACCAAAGAAAATGAATATATAGTTAAAGAAAGAATTATCCAAAGTGAATATGCTGAATTTAAATGTATTTTAAATTTAGAGGATATAGAAGGTAAGCCTTTTTCAAAGTTTGAAAGTAAAGAACAAACAATTGATAAAACATTAGCTCTTGCTTTAGCTGGTACTGGTTGGGTTGTAGGTAAGTGCGATTTAAAGAAAAAGAGAACTGTTAGAATGACTAACTGCTCTAGTTTGGAAATCGTACAAGAAATTAAAAAAATATATAGATGTGATATAGTTTTTAACACTCTATCTAAAACCATAGATGTATATGAACACCTAGGAGAAGACAAAGGAACTTACTTTATAGATTCTTTAAATCTAAAATCTTTATCTATTCAAGGTAGTTCTTATGGTTACTTTACAAGATTAATTCCTATCGGAAAAGATGATTTAAAGATTACTGATATAAATGATAAAAAAGAATACGTAGAAAACTATCAGTATTCTAATAAAATTAAAACTGCATATTGGATAGATGATAGGTATACCGTTAAAGAACACCTTAAAGATGATGCTATAGCAAAATTAAATGAAATATCAAAACCATTTAGATCTTATTCTGCTGCAATTTTAAATTTAGCAAAACTTAATGATAAATATAAAAATATTTTGGATTATAAGTTAGGAGATACAATAACTCTTATATCTAAAGAAGATAAATTTAAAGATAAACAAAGAATAGTTAAAATAATAGAGTTTCCAGATAAACATGATAAAGATAGTGTAGAACTTGCTAATACTACCTTATGCTTTGAAGATATTCAAACACAGTTTCAAGAAGCAGCTGACACAGTAGAAAATATAACTACTGATAATGGAACTGTAAAGGGTTCTACTATAGATGGTATAGAGACAAGTCAAATAAAAGATTTCTACAAAGAAGTTATAGAAGCTACAAACATTAAAGCTATAAATGCAAAAATAATTAATTTAGAAGCTCAAGATGTTACTATATCTGGCCAATTAACTGCGGTTAACGCTCAAATAGGAAGCCTTACAACTAATGTTGCTACTATAGATAAATTAGTTGTAAAACATGATGCGTCTATAACTAATTTAAATGCAAATAAAGCCAGTATAACAGATTTAAATGCAACAAATGCAACTATACAAGTATTAGAAGCTAATGTCGGTAATATACGAACTCTTGTAAATGGAAATTTATCTAGTGAAAATATACAGGTAAGCGGTATTACTGGGGATAGGTTAAATATGAAAACTATATTTGTTGATGATGCAAATATAGTTAGTATAAATGCATCTAAAATTAATGCAGGAGAAATAAGCACTAACAAAGTAAAAATTAAATCTGATGATGGTGGAATTGAAATTATAGGAACTACTTTACAATTTAAGGATAAAAGTAATAAAGTTAGAATCCAAATGGGAAAAGACACTAAAGATAATTTTAATTTTATTATTAGAGGTGAAGATGGACAAAGTGTATTAATAGATCATACTGGAGTAAAAGAAAAAGCTATAGCTAATGATTTAATAAAGTCTAATATGATTGCTAGTAATTCAGTAGGAGAAAAACAAATAGATTATTCTAGTTTCTCAGAAGGATTTAATAAAGATACAAATATACATACATTAAATGCTACAAAGATAAAATTGAACAATCAAAATCAAACTTTAGATATAGCTTTTAACTCCTTAAAAAAACAATCTGATGATAATACGACTTTAACAGAAAATCACAGTACAACTATAGGTGTTATGCAAGGTCAAATTAATACTGCTATAAATAATACTAAAATAATTAAAGATGGTAAAACAGTCTTACTTAAAGATGATTATAACCGAACTATAGAGACGATAGATTCTCTTAAATTTACTATAGGAAGTCATACAACTAAAATTAATGAACAAACTGGAAAAATTAATAATGTTGAAACTAAAGTGAATATAGTTGAAAGAGATTTAAATGGTATAACTCAAAAAGTTAGTAATACAGAAATTAGTATAACTTCATTAAATGATAAAGTTAACAACATACAAATAGGAGATAGAAACTTATTATTAAACTCAGCTATAAAAATAAATACATCGAGCTATTATATGGCTGCATATGACTTTGGATATGAAAAACCTAAACATGATGAAGTGGTAACCCTAGTAATTAAAGGTGAGCTTAATTCTAAAAAAGAAGCTTTTGGTATTTTTAATACTGATAGTAATAGCAACTATGTAACTTTAATAACCCATAAAGATAGAAATTCAGATGGACTATATATTAAAACATTTAAATGGTTAACTAAGTTTGGTAATATAGAAAAAACCAATTTAGGTTTATTGATATATGCAATTAGCTCAAATATTACTGCCCCTTCATCTATAGATTGGATCAAATTAGTTAGTGGTAATAAAACATCAAATAACTGGAATCCAGCTCCTGAAGATTATCAAAATGAAATAACTACTACTAATAATAAGTTAGCAAGTATAGAAACTAATTTATCTAGCATAACCAGTAGAGTCAGTTCTGTGGAAACAACTAATGTTAGTATAAATGGACAAGTATCGAACTTAAGCACAAGAATGAATGTTGCAGAGCAAAAGATAACAGATGCTTCTATAATAAGTATTGTAAGTTCTCAATTTTATAAAAAAGGAGAAACTGATTCAAAGTATGCTAGTAAATCTCAAATAACTCAATTAGATAATAAAATAAGTTTAAAAGTTGATGTGAATGGAGTTATATCTAGTATAAATCAAACTGCAGAATCAATTAAAATAAAAGCATCTAAGATAGATATAGCTGGAGCTACTACAATTGGTAATGCTGTAAATGGTAGGTATGTAGAAATCCAAAATGAAACATTTAGAGTTAAGAATGGAAACACAGCTTGTATACACTTAGGTTACAGAACTTGGCAAGGATATACGGGAGTTCCCGAGTTTTTAATGGGGCATGATGGTTTTATTTACTCTGAACAACAAGGAGCTCCATACTCTGGAACATACTTTGGAATGAGTACTTTTGGCAATGATAAGAATCCAGAAAAGACTAAACCTTACCATAGTATTTATTATCGTTCAAGAACTCGTGCGGATGAAACTCAATTAAATTTTTATGAAGATGGTAGAACTAGAATAAAAAGCATGGGAGCATTTGCTTTAATAGCAGATAAAAACACTTACATTCAAGCCTCTATATCTACTGGATTACAGTTTGATAATGGCTTTGTCTCAAGACGAGATTCAACAATAGATGGAAACTTAATTCTAAATAAAAATATTTTAATGAATGGACAAATTTATACAAAAGACTTAAAACAAGGTTTTGGTATAGAACAATATTGGGGTAAAGATGAATATATGCTTAGGAAGATGACTATAAACCCCATGGACCTTGGATATGATACTCCAGAAAGCCGATTTAGAACTATATATGCTTCTAATGGAATTATAAATACTTCAGATGCACGATTGAAGAAAAATATAAAGCCTATACAAGATGTGAATATAGTTCCTTATAATTTTCCTGTGCTTGTTCAGTTACCACCAAGTGAAGTACTTACCAAAATTGATTATTATAACTTTGTAAAAGAAATGCCTTTCTATACTTATGATTATATATCTGCTGATGACTCAAACAGATCACTTCACAATGTTGGATTTATAGCGCAAGATATAGCAAAACATCCAGTAGGTAAAGAATTTATTTTTAAGGACAAAGCAAATATGTATCAATACAACGAAAAAAGTTATGTAGGAGTTTTAGGAGTAGCATTACAAAAAGCTATTTCCGAAATAGAAAAATTAAAATTAGAAGTACAACAATTAAGAGCTAGTTAATTCTAGCTTTTTTATATAAAAATTTAGGAGGGTATATGAATATAGAAGTTGGTTTTTTATGTACTATGGCTGGAGCCTATGTAGGCTATATGAGCTATAAAAAGAAAAGTGAAAAAGATATAGAAAATGATGCATCCCAAAAAACAGTAATGGCTACAAAGTTAGATTATATAAGTAAAGGAGTTGATGACATAAGGCTTGATATAAAAGCTCAAGATACAAAAATAAGCAATGTTATAGAAAGACTTATAAAAGTTGAAGAAAGCACAAAATCAGCACATCACAGAATAGACACAATAGGAAAAAAAGGAGATGTTTTATATGAAAAATAGAGTGAAAAATCCATACTTTTGGCTAGGGTTAGGTGGAGTAATATTTAGTGCCGCTGGAGTAGATTTTAAAACTTTAACTAGTTGGAATCTTTTAGCTAATGCCTTATTAGATATATTAGCTAATCCAGTTGCAGTTGTTGCCGTTGCAGCTGCAGTTATAGGTGTAGTTGTAGACCCTTCAACAAAGGGGTTAAAAGATAATAAATAAGAAAGTAAAAATATAAGTTAATAAAAATGCAATAAAATTATAGACTCATTGAAGTCTTTTTTTATTGCCTTTTTAAATATAAAAATATAAATTTTGGAGGTATCAAAATGTTAGATATAAAAAGAAAAATAAGTCCATATAATCACTATGAAGGAAATAATGTAGAGTATATTGTAATACATTATACTGGTAACATAAACGACACTGCAAAGAATAATGCCGATTACTTCTATGGAGGTAATAGAAATGCATCAGCACATTATTTTGTAGATGATAATGAAATATATCAAGTAGTAGAAGAATATAACGGTGCTTGGCATTGTGGAGATGGTCATAATAGATATGGAATAAATAATAGAAATTCTATAGCTATAGAAATGTGTGGAACTGATAACGGAAGAATATCAGAAAAAACGATAGAAAATACTTTAGAATTAACAAGATGCCTTATGAAAAAATATGGTATAGATGCAAATCATGTTGTAAGACACTATGACGCATCTAGAAAAGATTGTCCATCTGCTTTTCATGATAATAATTGGGCTAGATGGTGGAATTTTAAAAATAGATTAGTTAGAGGTTCAGAAAGTACAACTATAAATAAAAATATTGATGTAACATATCAAGTCCATGCAAAAGGAAAATGGCTACCTAATGTAACTAATTTAAATGACTATGCAGGTATCTTTGGGAAACCAATACAAGCAATATACGTTAGTTTAAATGAAGGTAGTATAAGATACAGAGTTCATACTATAGATGGTAAATGGTTGCCTTGGGTTACTGATAGACAAGATTATGCTGGTATATTAAGTAAAAATATAGATGGTTTAGAAATGCAATTAGTAGGATTAGATAATTATAGCGTTCAATATAGAGCATATGTAGGGAGTAGATGGCTACCTTGGGTTACTGATTTAACTGATTACGCTGGTATATATGGTAAACCTATAGAAGGAATACAAGTGCAAGTTATAAGAAAATAA